CCAAAGGAGTAACGCTCTCTAGCTTTATATCTAACATTACCAGTATCGAAGTCACCGTCCATAGAGTTGGCTAGTGCCTGACGCTCGAAATGCTTCATTCCGTTAGGAACGTCAGTAATCAAGAACCACGCATTTGTATCCGTGAGATAGTGATTAACTGAGTATCCTTCTGGAATACTGCCATTAGTATATATGGCATTGATATCGTTGTCTGCTGTTCCGACACGACCTTCTGTTTGCAGAATTCTCGTAGCCGTAAACATCAACGCAGGAGGAACGATAAGCTTTCTAGGTCTTGCAGCAATTAGCAAACCACGCTCATCAGTCCATGCAGCGATAGCAATGATTGCAGATTCTAGTGACGTTTCGTTTAAGTCCGTTCCCGTTACAGGCCGGTTGTTGTTTTTGCCACCACTAACTAGAGGGTGTCCGTCACCACCAGTTACTCCATCACCAGAGGCAGTGAACAAGTTCACGCCATCACCAGATTGGAATGAATTGGTGAATCCATTATTTAGAGGAGAAGCAGCTTTAACTTGCTTGGTGTACGCCATCGCTCTAGCAAGAGCTTTGGTGTATCTCGCAGATAGCGAGTCATACAAATTATCTTCCATCGCCTCTTCGGTAATTGCAAATCCCATCGCGATTGTTTCGTGATTGAACCTTGCTGTGAAAGCCTCTTGTGCTGCATCGTAGGTGATTGCCTCACCCTCTCCCTTAACGGGCGCAGAACCAAAGCCTGACAGTTTTACCTCTTCCTCGAAGCTACGATCAGATGATTCAGTTTCGTAAATCATCGTGTGCTCGTCTTCGTATTTTTCATACTCCAAACCAAAAAGAGCATTAAGCCCCGGCAGGAGTTCTTTAAGCATTTGCGCTCTTGAAATTGCCATTTCTTAAATCTCCTTAAACGCCAGTTGTGTTTCTGTACTGATGCCCAGCATTGAAAATGAACAACGCATCGGTAAAAGAATCACCAATTGAACTTTCTGGCCCATCATAAAAATCATAGATTCTTAGTGGGAGTGTGTTTGTTGTTGCAACAGAATCTGCGTCAACCGCATTCTTGCTGTTACCAATACTGGTAGATCCACCAGTTTGGATAACATCGAAGTTAGCTCCAATTGCTGTTTGGGCAATTGAGCCATCTGCTTGCATTAAGAAAACCACATCTGGATCAGTCAATACATAAGCGAAAATATCACTCGCAGCAGTAGATGCTGGGAAGTATTGATTGAACGTTAGTTGGTTCGTGCTTGGATCAGTGTACTTCACCCCTAGAAAAATACCTACAGAGGTAAGGGTAGAAGTGCCTGTGTCCTTTTCGACAGTCCCACCGGAAACTAATTTAACGAAGTCTCCGTTGAAAATGTCTGTACCATAGCCACTGGCAATTTTGATGTGCTGAACTTTTCCGGTGAAGGAACCGCTTGCGCTCATCGTATTGACAGGTCTAGCTCCAAAAGGTGCAGCTGTACTAGCCATTATTTATTTCCTTACAAATCAAAAGTTTATTATTTACCGAACTTACTGACTCGTGAGGTTCTCTCTGGTTGCAATAAAGGCATTCGAGAGTCGCCTTCTCGTAAGTAGTTTCGGTCTACACTTTCCATCTGTTGCGATGCTACGTCTTCGTAATAACGCTGTCGTGATTCCGCAACTTCCCGTGGAGCCTTACAAAGCAACAATCCACCTATATGCACACAACCCGGATACTTACTATTCTCATCCGCTACAATCTCAAGCTCTGGATGGTCTTCGATTCTGCATGGCTCCCAGCCTTCCCTAAATCTCATAGAGACATTAGTGGCATCAGACTGACCTTGCATATCTGTTCTGATATATCGAAAAACATATCCGTCTTGCGGTATTGGATCAGGTAGAAGTGTCGGCGGTACAAAGCTCTTAGGTCTTTCGCTTTCGCTTCGTGTCTCCGTTTCTCTTGGTGCTCTTTCTTCAGACATCTTAATTCCCCATTTGTTGACGAGCGTATTGCTCTGGTGTAATTCCTAATCGTTTGCATAAAGCTATCTGAGAACTGTTGAGCTTCACTTGACGCTTGCCCCCGCTAGTTCTCTGTGCCGATGCTACGACAGTGTTGGGTTTGCTTGACGTATCTTGTGCCTGTTGCTGTACTTGTACGCCAAATGCCTTTGGAAAAGACTTCCTCAACGCCTGATCTATTGCCTCAAAGTATTGTGGAGAGTTCCTCTCTACTCCTCTTTTAGCCAACATCTCGTCTAGCCCATAAGCAAATCCTGTGACTGCTTCATTACCGGGTGCGCCGAACCAAGTATTTTTTGCCAGCCAAGTCTGAAGTCTTGGATCTAGCGGTTGTTGCGATGGCTGCTCCACCGATTCTGGAGCTTGTTGCTCCGTAGACGGCTGCTGCATTTGGGGTTGATAGTTATCTAAATAAGCTCTATCTGCCTGTACCCTTGCAAGCTGCTCTTGAGCAGCAACCATTCCATCTGTATCCCCATCTTCATGGGCTTTTTTATATTTTTCTCTGGCAGACTCTAGTTCTGCCTGTGTTCTTGTTTGAACACTTTGTAGAAGAGCTTGCTCACTCTGACCAACCAAACCCTGCAATCTGTTGTTTTCATCTTGGGCTTTTTTGGCAAAAGCAATAGCTTCTTCTTTGAGTCGTTCAGCTGCTTCTTTTTCTCGACGCTGCTGATGGTATTCGTATTTTAGACGATTGATTCTTTTCTTAACAGTTTCGTCTTGAGTTTGAATCTCTTCGTCTATGTTGAATGGCTCAACATTTTCTCTGACAGGGCGACGATCTTCCTCTGGGGTATCATCTACCGCTATAACTTCTATCTCCTCTTGGGGGGATATTATTTGTTCTTTTTCTTCGTATGCTGCCTCAGACACGTTTAATACCTCTTGGATCTTGTACTACCGCTTCGGGTGTATCGTCATTAATTAACCGAAACTCTTTTCCATGAATGCTAATTCTGGTTCCGCTGTATGATCTCATTAATACAAAATCACCTTCTTTACACCACGGCCCCGTAGGAAATCGCTTTTCGTCTTTATAACAATCCGGCCCCATCGCTATTACAAAACCAACAATAGAAGCTACTTCTTCTATCTCTAATGTTGACTTTGCTTTTAGTATCCCTCCTTCTGTTTTCTCCTCGATCTCAGGTAATCCAATAAGTATATGATACCCTGTCGGCACTGGAAGCTGAGAAGCTACTTCTGCTTCACCTTCGTCTTCCTTGCCAATGGATCTGATATCCACTGCTTTATCTGTCATATTTTCTCTCTGCAACACTTAATGGGAAGTGTAGAACCCTTGTACCCTGCTGGTACTATTCCTCTGAAAAGACTTTCTCTGCTACAGTTTTAATCTCCAAGACAGACTTCTGAATGCCTTCGATCTGTCCTCTGCACTGAGAATACTCTTCAAAAGACTTAATCGATCCAGAAACAAGCTTATCTATCGCAGCTTGCTCTAAGTCGTTTAAACGTGACAATATCAAATCAACAAACTGTGGGTCAACAAAATTAGCCATTTCGTCTAGGATTCGTTATCGTTTCTGCTATCTTACGACCTATCTCTGCACCCTTACTCTTCTCTAACATACGCTGCCTTTCTAATCTTTCATCTCGATCATTAGTGGCTCCAACAATATTAGCTCCAAGCTCTGCACCGGCAATCTTCTCAGCACTATCTATCTTCATCTTTGTTTGTTCTTTTTGTGCTTCGATCTTGAGTAGTTCAAGCATTTGACGCATCTCTGCCCTAGCCTGATCCTGCGCTATTTTCGCTGCCTGATTCTGTACTTTCTGCTGATCTATCTGAGCTTTACTTGCTGCCTCTTGCTCTTCTAATGCAAGCTCACGCTGCTTCAACTGTAATACGGGATCTTGTGCTTGCGCTGCCTGTTGCTGTTGTTGTGCTTCTGCCTGATTCATATTCAGAAGCTGCTCTGCTGCTTGCGCTACAAGAGATGAAAGCTTCGCTTCTACTTGTGGCGGTAGATCCACATCGGCAGATGGCAACTCTATTCCAAGCTGCTTTTCTATCTCTATGCGATACTGGAATGCCAAGTGTTCTGCAATGTGAGCAGACACCGCACCCATGAGAGCCTGTTGATTAGGAGCCTGAGATAGAAGCTCCAGTATCTTAGGATCTCGCATAGCAGCCAAGTGTGTTTGTATATGCGCTTCGTGATCCTGATAAGAGAACGCTTTCGCTGGCTTACCGTTAATGAAATCCATATTCTCTGTGACGGGATCTTTTGGTTGAAACTCATCCTCTTCTGGAACAAGAGTTTCTGGATCTCTAATCCCCAGCACTTCAAGCATCTGTCTATGCAAAGCTGGCAGGTCATAAAGTTGTGGAGCCTGTTGCGCTAACTGTAAAGCAGCCTGATACTGCATAATCCTTTGCGACATTGTAGAAGCATTCGGGTTGGCTACAGGTATCACATCTATCTGATCACTAAAGTCTTCTACAATATCATCCCGGTTCCCATATGGCTGATATGGATATTCTGAAGGCCCAAAGTCTTTGACTATCCTAGAAATAAGACGAAGCTCATTCTTCATGGATGCGTGTAGTCTTGCCTGTATAGCAGACATCACTTTCATGTTTCGTTCTATCAATGCCAGCGTAGTTCCCACTGGTGCTTGTGAATTCATATCTGCTGCTTTCACATCTGCCATAGATGCAAAACGCCTAGCCTCTTCTACCAGATTATTCAGTAACTGATACAGAGTGCCGCTTGGTTCTTTGTATGGTAAGAACGATATGTTTTCTTTAATTGATCCACCGGGAACATCTACATCTCTAAACTCTCCCGGCATGATAGGAGTATCATCTGCGATAATGCGCATACCCCTTGTCTTCAAACCGCCGGGAAGATTTGCCAGTGTTCCAGCATCAATCAGCTGTCTAAGGATTGAGGTTGATGACTTTACTAGACCGCCTATTAGGTGAACCAACCCCAATCCATAAAACCCTAAACCGGGAATATATTCGTAGTGAATGAAATGATCTCGCCTTCTCTTGAGCGGATCATCCTCTAGAAAGTTTCTCCGAATCGATAATACTTGTGCAGAACCTTTATCAACCGTCACGACATACGGAACGGCTATGCCTGTAGCTTGTCCATCCTGCATATCCTCAAACCCTTCTATGTCGAGATCAACTTGTATCTCAAGAAGAGTGTGAACAGTTTCGCTTTTCAGATATGAACCCATCGAACTATAAGATAGATTCTCTCCCACGATCTCAGCTTTCTTTTCTTTCACTGGATCGATGTAGGCTTCTGCGCCATTTAGTTCTACGTCACGATAGAATCCTGATACTTGCAGCTTTCTTATTTCGTTAGCCGACTTGCGCATACGATGCGTCATACGGCTTAGGGTCTTAATATCTGTAGCGCCGTTGTAGACAACGACATCTTCTGCCGGGATAAACATCGAACAGGGTCTACCCATATTCGGATCGTAATAAACTTTCTTGAAGGAACTACCAGCTAGAGGCAAAGAAAACAACATACGTTCTGTCTCTGCGCGAAACTCTGACATCTCTTCAGTCAGCAGATAGTTTAAATAGGTTTGTACTCTACCCGACTGCTCATAAAGCTCACTGGTAACTTCGCCAATGATCTTGGTTCTTGCTGGTCCTTGTGCCGGGAATAGTTCAGATATTGCCTGTGATTGGAATCTGATAACTGACTCTGCAAGCAATGGATGGTGAACCCCACAAGCTCCGGGCCACGGCTCTGTTCGATCTTCTATCTTCAGTCCTAAAAGATCCAGACCCTCGATGTAGGTATCTTCCCAATCTTTTCGTGATGATAGGTCATCTTCGTATGCGCCAATAAGCTCTTGTGCCAAAGAAGTTAAATAGTCTTCTGCCAAGTATTCAGAAAGGTTTGCATCAAAAGGAGCATCATCTACGGAAGGATCAGGATCGAAATCTATTATCATCCCGCCATCTTCTGTCTCTATCGAAACCGAATCTGGGTTCTCTATGTCTACGACAACTTCTTGGTCTCCAACCCTGTTGGCTATATCAGCCATCACTACAGGTTCCATTCTTTTATCTACTGCCATAGGTTATTCCTAATAATAGTTGGCTAATCTTCTAGGCGTTCTTTCTTCATATTCATCATGTTCTAGTGCGATGAACCCACCCTGCCTAAAACGAAGCAGTGCCTGAGTAGATGAGTCAACCAAGTCATCATGATCCCCCACAGGAAAAGAAGCGAACTCCTCGATCACTTCTTCTGCCCATCTCTTTGGAGGACACCAAACAATTCCCGATGCGAAAAAGTCTGCAACTGCATTGACCCTTGAAACTTTATCATTCCCCCTTGATGGAGTGTACTCTGTTACAGGTATACCCATTGATCTTAATTCATGTATGAGTGGAGCACCAGCTGCTTTTGCTTCCACAATAAATGCATCTGGCTCCCATTCCTGATACATTTCAAGCGCACGTTTCTTTAGTGTGGGGAACTCCATTCGTTCTTTCAGCGCATCTAACAGAATAATGTTTGGTGCTTGCATACCATTTGAATCATCTGCATAGAACACGCCCCATGTAGTACAGGCAGAATAGTCTGCCCTTTCGTGTTTCATAAAAGCGGTATCCCAAGACTGAATAATAAAACTGACATAGGGCGGTTCCCGTTCTTCCCATGTCTGCCACCAATCCCGTTTAATAATTGCTGACTCTTCTGAAGTGGGGCTTTGCTGATACTGTGCTTGCCACTTAGATACAGGTAGTTCTGCTTTTAGTTTCTCCAGTTCTGCGATGGGCCAATACTCAGGCCATAGTGAATTGCCAGAAGGTAATATCGCGGGTAGTTCTATTACATCCCACTCATCTGATCCCTCACGTTGCATAGAGTCTCGCATGATCTGACCGCATAGATCTTTCTGGCTCCAGCGAGTCATAACGATAATGATAGCCCCACCGGGTTGTAGTCTCTGCCTTGGGCCAGAGCTAAACCATTCGTATGTAGAATCAAATACCTTTGGATCTGCCTGTTGACCCTGTTGTTCTGAGTGAGGGTCATCTATAATAAGTAGATCAGCACCACGACCAGTAACAGCACCGCCTACACCAACGGAGAAATACTCTCCACCACCGGATACATCGAAGCGACCTGCTGCTTTTGAGTCTTGGGTTAGTGTGGTTTCGGGGAATATATCTCCAAACTCCTCACTATTAATCAGATTACGCACCATACGACCAAACCTAACTGCAAGCTCGGCGGTGTGTGAGGCCATAATAATCTTCTTCTCAGGCATCTTGCCCATAATCCACGCTGGCAACAGCCAAGAAGTTAACTGAGACTTGCCCATACGTGGGGGCATATTAATCATTAACCGTTTACACTCACCATTAGCGACACGTTCAAAGGCTTTAGCCATCTTTCTATGGTGTCCACCCTCCATAAATGCGGGCCATACCCCTGCACAGAAAGAAAGAAAGGACTGTTGACACCTTTCACGGGTAACTGACTTCTCTAATGTTGACAACAACTCTAATACTTGCCGTCTTTTGCCAGAATCTAAGGTTGACAGTTTCTCTGGTGTCAATATCTTCTTCAGATTTGCCAGCTGAGTGTCAATATTTGTTTTTTCTTCCATAACTATTGTTGTCAAATCGTTTTTTTATTTGAAAAATTTTTGATATCGCCCACTTGTCAACAATAATTTGGGATTAAGGGGTAGGGGGGTATGATAATTGGGGGTGTTCGAGGATTAGAATTTGTATGTATATGTATGCGTGTGACTCCTGCGCTGCGTGTAGGCGTGTAGGGGGGCGACACAGGCCACGATCCTGCGCATTCGTGGGACTCCAG